TCACCAGAAGCAGCAGCACTAAGAGAAGCAGTAGTAGCATTCTTTGTAGTTCTTGATGCTATTGAACCACCGCCGCCACCACCAGAAATTGTAATTGTTTTCTCTGCTCCTGTTCCAGTTGCTACAACACCAGATCCAACAAAATTAAGTTTCGTAGCTAAAGTTGATAAATCACCACCCTCATCAGCAACAGTTATACCACTACCACCACCAGAAATTGTAATTAATTTTGTTGCTCCTGTTCCACTTGCGACAACACCAGCTCCAGCAAAATTTAGAGTTGTTGCAACAGTTGATAATGTAACACCTTCATCCTGAATAGTCATACCGCCAGCAGCAGCAGACCCAGCACTATCAGTAGTATCATACCAAAAATCACCATCACAAACAGTATTGCTACCACCATCTACAGAGGTAGGATCGTCAGATTGAGCATAACGATTACCATAAGCGTTACTAGTTTCTGCAATACCAATAGTAGCAATACCTGCTGTAGTTTGATCTACAGTGATATAAGAAAAACAAGTTCTCTCTACAGGAACAGGAATAAAAGGTGCTGTTGATGAACTAGATGCCTTAGTAAATTGTTTTACAAATACTGTACCGATACCACCACTCTCATTATTTTCCCAACTCCATCCACCAGAACCATCTGCTGTTATAACTTGTTCACCAGTTCCCGATCCACCATCTGAATCCTGTATACTTATAGGTTTTATATTCTGAACAGTAAGCAAATTAGTACTTGGATTCCAAGTTAAACTATCTGCACCATCGTCTACAGAAATTACTTGGAAAGATGCATCTACATTACTATCAACAAATGTTAGAAAATATGTATCATCATTACTCTTTTGTGATATTCTAACCTGCTCTGCCCTATTTACAGACAAACCTGTAGCATTAACCCAATCTACACCAGAACCAGTTGATTGCAATAAAGAACCAGCAGCACCCACCTGTCCATCCTTATCATGAACTGGTCCATAAAAAGTAGCAACTCCAGCTACGTTAAATGAACCTATTCCTAAATTATTAGGAACTGTTGCACCAACTGCAATAGTTTGTAATTGTGTAGTATTATTATACTGTAAAGTTACACCTGTACTTCCAGTAATATCAACTTGACTACCATCAATTATTAAATTTCCTGTCCCAGTATCTTTAATGTAACTATCTTCAGAATCATGATATATCTCTAAATCTCCATCATTTCCCCATGTTACTTTGACATGATCAAGGAATTTAAATGTATCTTGATCTTTATCCCAGAAAGCAGAAGATACTCCAGCAATACCATGAAACTCTGTATCATTTTTAAATGTCGCAATGCCAGTTACAAATAGATTTTCAATATCAACATTAGTTAATCCTTCAAGATTTACAGCATAAACAGTATTCCATCGTTTTGAATCTGAACCCAAATTAAAAGTATTAGGTGTATTTGGTAGAATATTTGAATTTACTTCACCTTCAAAATAAATATTATCTAAATTATCACTACCTAAGTAAATACTACTTCCATTTAATCTAGTATCTCCATCAACAGTAAGAGCGTTGGTAACATATGCACTAGTTGTGCTAGTAACTCCTGTTACCGTAATACCGATTCCAGAAGTTTGTAATTTAGCAACATCATTAAAATATAGTATTGAAGATCCACTCTCAATACCTACAAAATTACTCTTACCACTATTTCCACCAATTCTTACAATTTCACTATTAATTCTTAAATCAAAAGTTCCAATACCACTTATATAACTATAACCACCACTATTGTAAATATCTAAATTATTAGCACCAGCTAAAGTATCTGTACCAACTACTAATTTACTACTACTTAATACCTTTAAAGAATTTTCATCTTTATCAAAGAAAATAGATGTAACACCTGTATTACCATGAAATTCTACATCATCTTTAAATGTTGAAATACCAGTTACAAGGAGTCTTTGAAACACACCACTTGCAACAATGGTGCTATCATTCACATACAAAGCACCACCAACATATAAGTCTCCACCTGTGGTAGTAATGCCACCAGCAGATGCTAATGTTGTAACTCCAATAGATTTAAAATTCTCACCAACATTTAAATTCTTTTCAATACCAACACCACCCTCAATAACAACTGCACCACTATCTTTATCACCTGAGTATGTTGTATCAGATACAGCTAATATATCAGCAACAGTTACTGTACCTGTAGTAGAATCTAAAGTTAATCCTCCAGTTGATGTCTGTACAGTATTTCCTGATATTTTTACATTTCCTGCAGTTGCTACACCAGTTACATTTAAATTTACAGTAGTAGTCGTTCCCGAAACATTTACACCAGAACTAACAAGAGAACCGTCAAATGTTAAATCAGAACTATCTACTAACTCCCCAGAAGGACCGACATAAACAACTCTACCTTGAGTTAAATCAGTAACTCTTGCACTATTAGCAACAATACCACCATTAGCATTAATAACATTAAGGAATGTAGATATACCAGTAACATATAGTCTATCAATAGTGACACCATCAGTGAATATTGACGGACCTAAAACATCTAATAAGGTAGTAGGTTGAGTACTACCAATACCCACTCTATCGTTGTTTGCAGTATAGACAAGTTTCTCTGCACCATCTACAAGTCCAGCAGTATTATGATATTGAACTTGGTATATTGTACCACCAGCACCAGTTACAGCAGAAGCAGAACTAATCCATTCAACACCATCTGCTCCCTTACTTAATAAATTACTTGGATTACCAGCATCATTATTGAAATCATAAATGGTTCCTTCTAGTCTGAGATCACCAATTAAATGCAATTCTTGAGTTGGTACCGTAGTTCCTATACCAACGTAACCTGTCTCAGATGTTACAGTTAAAAATGTTCCACCAACACCTACATTTAATCCAGTATCCCCTACATCCAATCCATTTCCTACAGTTAAAATACCAACTGTAGTATTAAAAACTAAATCTGTTGATGTTGCAAAATCATTTAACTCTTTAAATAATACACTTCCATTATCACCAGGAGGTCTAACAGTAATAGTTCCAGCAACACCTGTTGATACTCCATCAATATAAGGATCAGCAATAGCAGTTACTGCATTTCCCCGAAAGTCAACTTGAGTAATACTATCAGCAGTTCCTACAAGAGATCCTTCATCAAATAAACTAATCGAACCAGGTATTATACCACCACTCTTTACAACCCAATATCTTTCTCCTGGATGATTTACAATAGAAACTACCTGATATTGTTGTCCTATAGGAACACTAGGTAAAGCAGCTGTAGGATCGCCAAGATTTGGTTCAGCTTGTTCTAATCCAAGATATTGATATCTGTCATCCGTTAATTTATTTTGCGGAGTTCTTTTTGTTCTACCACTTATATACTTAGGCATTACTATTCTCTAGAATACTTGCAAGAAATTCCATCTGAAGTGGAGCAGCGAGTCCACCTTGAGTTGATGGTCCAACATTAACAGTAATTGTATTAGTAGTTGCCTCTATAAAATTAGTCATAATACCAACTATTGGATCTGTTAGACGGGGATATGCCTTTTCTGAAGCAAATCCATCTTGACTACAGGTAAAGTATATCGATCCAGTATCAATACCAATAGCTTCAGTCGATCTCTTCATGCCATTAGTAACAAAAGAACCTGGAACCGCAGTATGCTCGTAAGCACCACCACTTATAATTGCATCTGGATCTGCTGATGAAAATGTATGAACGGTTGTATTGGATGAAGTACCTACATCTAAACTGATTGTTGTATCACTCACTGCAGTGATATTAACAGCACTATTATATGCCTGATCAGGAACACCTGCATTAGAACCTTCTCCACTTGCTCTTGGATAAGATTTTATACCTGAACCTAAAGCACATTCAAATTTAAAAGATTCTGTAGCAATCTTAACACTTGTATTTGCCTTTAAACTATGAGAACCAATAGTAGCAGTTAAAATACCAGCCACTGGATTATACTCAGCACCAGTTGGTGTAAAGTTAACAATTGGTGATGTACCAACATTCATTTCAAATTCTGTTCCACTATTTACTGTAATTGGTTTAAAAGTACCACTAATAGGATCTGTTGGACGAGGATAAGTTTTATTTCCAGAATCCATTGTACAAGTGAATGTTAATGCTCCATCGTCAAACTTAATTAAATCTCCACTTGAAAAACCATGAGCTGCTGCAGTAGTTACTGTTAATATACCAGAAACAGCATCATATTCTGCACCATTTGGAGTATGGGATGTTGCACTGGCAGTCATACCATGATTATTCATAGTTAAAACTAATGATCCAGTTGATGGTGCATAAGTAGCATAACTGGGAGTAAACTTAGCACCAGTGCTTTGTTGATGAATAGAATTTTTATTAGCTTTTACAAATTCATGAATTGCAGGTTGATAAGTATGAATTATACCATTTGAACTACCAACAATAGTTGTAAATTGTTTACTATCATTTACCACATCTACTGTATAAGATGCTTGTGGATCTGGAAATATAGTTGTTGTAATACCTGAATTATTATTTGTACACTCAAATACTATTCCACCTAAAGTAATTTGATCATTAGCAGAAAAACCATGAGCATCTATTGTTGTTATTGTAGCAATACCTAATGGTTCGCAATACTCAACATTTGTAATTGTGCTTAAACCACTTTGAGTTCCTTGGACATATATTCTATCAACAATCAATGGTGTTTTTTCTAATACCATTCTACCATCAACTAAGATTACACCATCATTAGGTGGAATCTCTACATCCTTTATAACTCTTATATCCCTTGTAAGTCCTGTACTTCTAGACTCTCTTCTCTGAAAAAAAGTAACTGTTGGATATGTAGTTGCAGCACCAACATTTGCTACTTGAGAGTACAATACCAACGCAGAAGTCCCTGTAGGAACCTCATACAATTTTTGTAATCCTGGTGCCACAGGAACCATTATTGATATAAACTTATTTACTGGTGCTATTGCCATATTATCTCAACGCTAGGATTAATGGTGTTAATTGTGCTTGAATTGCTCTGTTAAAGTCTCTTCCTCGAATAGTTGAAGTTGTTTGATCGACTGTTAATCCATCACCAATTCTAAAATTACCTTTTTGATCCGTACTTGTAAATGGAACTTGACCTCCATTTATTGCAACTACTTCATTTGCAGTAATAGGTTCACCACCTTGGAAGGGGTTCGCTTTATTTATATCCGTACCAGCACCGATATATTCAAATGAATGAGAACTGGTGATAATTCTACTTAATCTTACAAGTTCAACATCCACTCCAGAAGCAACTTCATAAGGAATAAATTGATCAAAAGTTACTGTTGTTAATCCAACATCTGTTGGTGGAGTTGCAAGGTTTACTGTATATAGAATAGGATCTGTATCTGCTTCAAGAACAGCACCTCCAGTTCCAGAAATATTAACTGCAAATGATTGATTTGGCAAGTAATTTCTACCACTCGCAACAACATCAACAGATGTAATTGTTCCAGCAGCACTTACATTTGCAGAAAACTCTGCTTGAATAGATTCTGGTCCTAATGGATTTGGAACAGTAATAACTGGTGGTGCTGATGCAAAATAATCTCCTGAATTACCACCATTTACAACTCTAATACCTCTAATTAATTGTAAAGGTTGAGTTAAAGTACCTGTTGCTGTAGTATCATTATAATTTGCCAAATTAATCTTAAAAAATAAACCTTGCCCATCAAATGGTTTCCTAAATCTACTTAAAGAATCTTGAACATTACTTATTTCAAAAGCATCACTATCAGCAATTGCTGCTTTAAATACTGTTCCAGTAAATTCTGTATCACCTACACCATCAGCAACTAACCCAAAGTTACCAAATGATGAGTTAGAGTTTGTTAAATCACATTGTCCACCTTTACTACATGATATTCCAATATCAGAGGCAATAGTGAAAATAGAAACTAACTGAGCATAGGCATTGTTTGTAATTGATACTCCAATACCTGCTTCATTATATTGAGTAAATGCATCACAAACCATAGATTTCAAATCTTGTCCTAAATTATTAGTCCCTGTAAAATCAGCGTTAGCATTATCGCCATCAATTTTCATACCAATACTCTTACTCATAAAGTTAGTACAGTTTCTAATATATGGAGACTTCCATCTACCAGTAGCACCTTCATTCGCTGGTCCTGGTTCTAAGTAACCAGTTGCTGCACTTTCAACACCAGCAGGTGGTGGGAAAGCAACTGCACCTGCACCAGTATGAGCATAAGAAACTCCACCTTTACCATCATCAGGAGGACCAGAAAAGTTAATATTTTGTATCAAACATCCTCTTCTAACATGGAAGACATCCTTTACTCTATTTTGAGGTATAATCGTCACAAGTCTTAAATCTTCACCATTTACAGAAACATCAGTTCTAAGTCCAATTGGATTATTTTCAGTATAACTACCAGAACGAATAATAATAGTATCTCCTTCCATTGCTATAGATGCAGCAGCACCAACAGTTCTCTTTGCATCACCTTCTAAGAATCCAGTATTACTATCGTCACCATCTACAGTAACCCAAATAGCATTTTCAGTATCTACACCAGAAGGTCTCCATGATACACCAGCACCTATAGCAGATAATCTATAATCATTTTTTGCACGACTAACATTATAACCAGCACTGTTTAACTTGTCAATAATAGAGTTTTCTAACTCTAAAGTTCCTATTAGTTTTGTATTTTCACCAACATTTAAGTTCTTTTCAATACCAGTACCACCTTCAACTACAAGAGCACCAGTATCTTTATCATTAGACTGGGTAATTCCATGAATAGTTGCATCACCACATATATTAACACTTCCACCAATACCAACACCACCTGTAACAACAGCAGCACCTGTAACACAATTTGTAGAATCTATATCTGACTCTACCTTTATAGCACCACCAATATTTACATTTTCCTCAACACCAAGTCCACCTTCTTCTATAACAACAGCACCAGTATCTTTATCAGTTGAGGATGTATTACCACCAATATTTAAATTTTCTTCAATACCAACACCACCTTCAACTACAAGAGAACCAGTATCTTTATTAGTAGATCCTTGAGTAGAAGCAACTCTTGCATATCCACCTACCCATAAATTTTCTCCAATACCAGTACCACCAGTAACTACTAAAGCACCACTTGTTGTACTATTAGATGTTACATTACTGTTTATCCTACCTAAACCACCAACATGAAGGTTTAGTCCAATACCAGCACCACCACCAACTACAAGTGCACCACTTACTGGACTAACAGCTGGTGTAACTGACTCAATCTTAGTATCACCACCAACAAATAATTTCTTAACAATACCTACACCACCATCAATTTGAACGGAAGCAGGGGCAGTCGTACTAGTAGCCTCTGTAACATCATTAAATGTTGCCTTACCATCTACATCTAGTGTATTATTAAGTGTAGTAGCACCATCTACATCAAGTGTAGAGTTTAAAGTTGTATCTCCATCTACATCAAGTGTAGCATTGAATGTAACATCTCCATCTACATTCAAAGTGCCATCAAGTTGCTGACTGCCATCAACATTTAAATCAGCATCAAAATCAACATCTCCAGTAACATGAACTTCTCCAGTTACATCCAATTCTTTATCTGGATTGTTAATGTTAATACCAACCTTAGTCATCCTATAGATTGGACTGTTAACATCACCATCAGTAGTATATCCCCACAAATCACTAGTTTGTATTCTAGCAATATCAGTAGGATTATCTGGATCAGGTATAGCAACTACTGTATCAGTACCTAATCCAAGACTATTAGTTTGTACAAAATTAATAGTAGAAAATGTTTGAGCAGCTCCAACAAGTGGAAGATACTGACCTTCATCTTGAACATATATTCCCTCCATCGCAATCGGAGATGCTTCTGCCCATCTTATACCTTCACCATCTCTCTTTAAATAATATCCATTAAAACCAACAGAATCGGCAGAGTCATAAATGTTTCTATCAATTTTTATACTACCAGCAGCAACCATTTTTAGTGCTCCATGACTAGCACTATAACTTGGGAAATTGAGAGGATCTGTGGTTCCTATTCCAACTGTACCATCACTTGATACTATAAAAGTTTTGTCTTCACCTTCAAATGATTGTCCAGCCTGAACAATGCCAGCAGTATTCGGTCCTCCAACTTGGAATCTATGAATAGGTAAAGTATTAGCTACACCAACCCTACCACCATTTACAGTACCAAAATTTCTATTTACATCAACAGATAATGCAGTTCCAGCAAATCCAACATCTAGTCTTTGTCTAACTATGGCAAATTCAGTATCTAATGTGCCTTCAATAAAGACATCATCTCTAAATGTAGCAACACCAATAAACTCTGAATTTTTAAGAACCTTTAGAGTTTCAACCTCTAGATTTTTAAATATTCCTTTATCTCCATCAAAATCATAATGAAGTTTTCCATAGATAAAAACGTTTTCAAATATGGAATCACCATCATGTGCGTTTTGATTGCCGTAATTCTGTGTCATATTTTTTCTTAACTTGTTAAACTATTAACTGCTGTTTCAGCAGCTATACCTGCCACAGGACCACCATATGCAGTAGCAGCAGTTTTGGCAATAGAACCAAGACTGAAACCACCAATACCACCTTTTGCATATCCTGCTGCTAATTTTCCAGCAAGAGTATTAGTTACAAAACTACCAGAAAATGCTGTGAACATATTACTTGTTTTAAGTATATCACCAATATTACCACCTTTAGTAGTTACATGAACCTTATCACCAAAAATTACAACTTCATCAGTTGCACCTGGTTCTTCATATCCAATACGAACTTTACCACCCTGAATAACAATATCATCAGCATCAAGTGTAATTTGAGTACCTTTAATTAAAACAGCACCTTTAGAAGCAATAATATTAGCATCACCATTATGTGCTATTAATGCATATGCATCTTTTGCCTTTCCTTCAGATGCTCCTTTAACTCCACACTCTACCTGTAGTGTTTTTTCTGCATATTGGCGTGATAAACCACTACCCTCATGAAGACTTTGATTATATTTTACACCATCTTTTGTGACGGTACGCATAATATATGCTGTTTTTCCAGCAGCACCAGCAACATCTGTACTAGATTCTAGTAAAAATTGTTGATTTAATCCTTCTAATATACGGTTCTCTTGTGTCATTATGAATCTCCAGGATTAGGGAAATCACCCACACAATCAATAGATTGAATAAGTTCTTGTTGAACTATTCTAGTTTGAGTACTCATAACAGGACGGAGCACAGCATCAGAACCAGCATTTTTAATTACTATTTGTGGAATATAAGTATATGGTTTCTGACACTTAATATCAACACTATCAATTCTACCATCTTTAATAATAAGTTCTAAACATTCATCATCAATATAAGCAGCATCATAACCAACACCAGGATTTTCAACTATAATTTTATCAATATAAACATCACCCACTTCTGCAGGAGCATCAACTGGATAATTTTCACCTTCACTAGTGATAATAACATCAGTAATTTGTCCGTAAGTAGGAGAATTTATATTTTTATCAATAATTGCCTTACCAAAAGCACCTTTTCCTTGATTACAATTATCAGTAAATGAAACATATGGTGCTTCAGTATATCCTTCACCTGGATCTTCCATCTTAACACCAACAATACTAGCAGTTCTTCTAATATCACCATATATATCATCTGGATCCAATTTATCTATAAATTTACCAAGAAGAACCTTTCCTGCACCACCTATACCATTTCCACCAAATAATGATACTTTAGGTGCACCACATTTAAATATATTTCCAGCATAACATTCGGCATCGAGATTAGTATCAGCATCACCAACCTCAGAACCAAACACTTTCCATTTGCCATATTTTTCTTCAAATTGATTTGCTTGCTTTGTAATTCCAGAAATAGGTCCACCTTCACCTGGAATTAAGGTATCAATTAAACCATCTTTTTCTATTTTGTCAAAAGCATTATTTGCAGATCTAAAGGCACCTTTCATAAAACCTTGTTGCTCATTAGTTCCTTTTGGTTTTTCAGCATTACCATCAATAACATAATTATCAGTAGCAGGACAATCTGATTTAGAATCTGAACAATTAAAGAAATTACCAATCTTCTTCATTATATTAACTCCCTTACTAAGTAAACCTTTAATTTTAAAAGCACCTCCCATTAGTTTACTCAAAGGACCTGTAAAAGGAGAAACAAAACCATCAATCATCGAAGTTATCTTATTAGTTATTGCACCTACAAATGATTGAGCAGCACAAGCAACACCATTCAATACATTCTTTGCCATACCTGTTAACATATCAGTAATGGTATCAGTTAAAGCATTTGTAACTTTATTTGCTAAACAACCAACTGCATCAAATATTTTCTTAATCGGTGCTATCAAACCTTTCTGCCATCCAACAACTGCTTTCAATGCTTTACCAAATTTAGGAATTGCATTAAATATTTTCGATGCACCCATATCTAATCCACCACTCACCCACGAAGTTAATCCATCAGAAAGTGCATTTGACATTTGCCCAACAAATTTCTTTGCCTTACCACTAATTAATTTGGTTACTCCTTTAATTTCACCAGCAATATCAATATTTTGAGCTCTAGATATTAAATTTATAAAATTATCTAAAGTTGTTTCTATATCACTAAAGAAATTGTTTTTACAAGGATTTGCCTTAGGTTCTTTTTTATTTGATGTCTCACTATCACTTCCTACACCTTTACCCTTACCTTTTATTGCATCTGGATTATTCTTTTTATGTTGTTCCCATCTTTCATCACCAGTAAATGCACCTGATTTAGCTGCTGGACTATTCTTAGTCTTATTCAACCATTTTATCTTTGCATCTGTTTCTTCCTCAGATTCTAAAAATGAATTAGTAAGAACCTCTTTATTTTTAAAGTATAAATCTAATTTTTCACTATCAAAATTATTTATTTCCTTATCGGTGTACGCATTTACAGTACCCAACTCATTAGGAAAATCAACCTTAAGTCGTTTAATTAGTTTTTCCGAACCTGGAGAATTAATCTTTATGAAATTAGTATATACTTTAGTTCGAAATGCTGATAGTTTATCTGGTGGACCAGCAATACCAGTTCCATCACCCTTTTCAGCAGTAACACCAATTAATACAGTTGTTTTTCCACCCTCAACATCTCTATACAACCTCTCTTGTCCGTCATCTTGAATTGTTGTTCTATAACTTGAAGTCATTGTTAATTCTATCCGTACTTTATTTATTAGTATAATGGAAAGTTCACAAATTCATCAGAATCTGGATTTACTTGAGTACCATCTTCATCATATTGTGGACCAGTATTAGGAACAGGTATTGAATCTAATGGGAAATTATAAAATTCATCAGAATTAGAATTTATTCTTTTACCATCATTATCAAAAAGTATCATATCAGAAGAAGTGGATGGATCTTCCCATATCCTCTTATCTGCATTATATATTTGTGCATCATATCTTTCAGACTCTCTTCCAACCTTATATTGAACTTCTTTTGTTTCAGATGCATCAGCACCATCAGAAGTTCCTTGTGCAACCTCTCTTGAATTACTTATATTTAAAACTCTATTAACTTTATTAAATATAGAACTAGCTTTATTAATAACTCTTTCTGCTTTTAATTCTTCCATTAAAGGGGAATCTAATCTAACTCTTTTAACACCATTCTTATCAGTATAAAGAAACTTATCATCTAATGTCTTTATCGTTTTAGTAGATAATTTTTTTAACTCATTTATATTTTTTGCAGTAATATCATTAATGGCAAAATCTTTACCAATTTTTGTTAATGGTGTTTTTG